CAAGACTTAGCAGATGGTTACTCATTAGTTACACGTTTAGCTACACTTTCTCTTGCTACCGTGAGTAGTTTAACAGAAGTATTTATAAATATAGGCAAAGCAGGACTTGTAAATTCTGTTAAAGGCTTTTCAGAAGCAAGCGAATCAAGTTTTAAAAAGATGACGGGGGACTTACACGATGAATTAATGACACGCCATGGGCTAACCGCCAATGAAGCTTGGAGGGAACTTAAAAAACATGGTATGGCTATGGAGCAAGCACAAGCTCAGATAGGTAACAGGCTTGCAGGCGATGATCTTTTAAACGAAAGAATGAATAAAGTAAGCAATAAATTTTTTAGGGTTACGCTGCTAGATCAGTGGACTAAGTTTGTACAGATGACTTCCTTTGCAAGCGGTAAAAATTTAATTGAAGATAACCTACAAGTAATTGCTGCTCATGGTTCTAAGCCGCCAACTAAAAGAATACGAAGCCGCATAGGAGAGCTTAAAGAATTAGGGATTGATCACCAAAAAGGTGTTGAGTGGTTAAATTCAGGCGCTAAAAAATCAGATGACTTCTATGCTGATTGGATGAGCGGTGCAGCAAGGTATGCTAACTCGGTGGTTCTTCAGCCCGATGCTATGTCTGGCCTTAAACCATCTTTGATGACTAACCCTCGAACAACTATTCTTTTTCAACTATTAGGCTATCCTGCTGCATTTACAAACACTGTACTTAAAGGTGCAGCTAAGGCTTTAGTAAAAGACCCTGTTCGTAATGCTCCTAAGCTAGCCCTTGCAGGTTTAGTAATGACTGAATCTGCTCGACAATTAAACTGGATAAGGACTCGTGGGGAAAGTGAAAAATATAATACCCCCGCAGAGGCTCGTGTAAAAGCCATTGCCCGTTGGGGCGGTAACGGTTTATTTGTAGACAGTTTGGTTCGTGCAAAGAATGCAGCTTTGTATAATCAAAACCCATTAGGTTATCTAACTGCGCCCTTTGGCCCTATCGCTTCAGATGCGTTTTTATTAGACGACCCTATTAAACTTATAGGTAGTAAAGCGCCTTTCTTATCTGCGGGTAATACTTTTCTGGGTAAAGAAACCATGACTAAGTATAGGGATTGGTTAAAAGAACAAGATAAAAATTTAAAAGAAGCCACTGTTCCAGAGTTTCCTTTAAACATTCAGAAAGAATTCTTTAATAAAGGTGGTGAGGTAAGTGTACCCAATGCGCCTAAAGAACCTGATCAACGTATAAACAAACTGACAGGTGTGCCTTACAACGTAGAAGCTGGTGGCGCTTTTATGGATCAAACAGACGAGGGCAAAACATTACGACAAGGTTATGCTGTAGGGGGAATAGCCAGCAAACTTTCAGGTGTAATAGCTGAGGCGATTAATGAAGCATCTAATAAAATTATTAAGCCTGAAAAAATTAATGAAGCAGCATCTAAAATAGAAAGGCTGGCAGGAAAAAAAGGTGAAACTGCTGATCCTGAAAATGAATACTTTGATCCTATGGATATGGATGTTGATACACCTTGGGAAGATGTAGACCCTTTTGATGATGAAGCAATAGATGATGCAATGACGCTTGACGAGTATATAAAGTCTACTATCCAAGTTGTTATGAAGGAAAAAGACCCAGCAATAGAGCCTAATAATAAAAAGACTTTAGAGTACATTGAGAAGAATAGAGATGCTAAAGGTAATGTGATTTATGGCGAAGAGTTTCAAAAGCTCCGAGGCTATTCACAAGAAGATATAGATAACTTTGAATATCAACAACAGCTAGCAGAACTAATAGATCCGACAGAAGATTTATCAGGAGGCATAAAGGTTGTTTTAGCAGAAAT